TTTATCCTTTGAAAATGCGGGTGACTCAATAGAGTTTATGTCTAAAGTATGTAATCAGTTTAGTCAAATAATTGATGCGTTTTTAGTTAATAGTACAATCAACGGTGATTTAGCAAAGAGCTTTACCTATTTGTGGTATTATACGTTTAGATTTACAACTAAAGAAAAAGAATTAAACGCATCTAGTAATGTAGATGATTCAATTATAGCTGCGGTTAATCATGATATTTCAACTAATACCGTATCTAAACAATTATTCGATAAATCTGAAGTTATTTTTAAAACTGCTATAAATGCTTGGGGATAATAATCAATAAATTAAGAAAAAGAGTAATTTACGTATATTTATAAATAAAAACATTATGGATACAAAAACACTGCTAGACCAATATTTGTCTAAAGACACAAGAATCACTGAAAAAGATGCGGGTAATGGTTACAAAGAAGTTTGTGATTTAGATACCGGTGATTGTTATACTGTAAGAATGAGAGACGGCCTTATAGAAAGAGTTGATAATTCTATGAAACTAAATAGAACATTAAAAGTTGAAACTCCTCATGGGGTTAAAACACTTTTAAATGGTTAAAAAAAAATAATAAAATGTCTGTAGATAAAAAAATATTAGAGGAAATAACTAAATATAATAATATTAATAAGTATATTTCCGAACAAGATGAGACTTTACCGCCGCCGAATACACCTGGTGACGAAGGTGAAGATTTAAATTTAGATGGTGTAGAATTAGAAGACGAATTAGTCCAATCTGTTGATGTCGACTCAGACCCAGACGTTGAAGTTGTAGATGAACCTAATAGTGAATCTGTAGATGTTGAAGAAACAGGTACAGAAGAATTAGATATTACGGATTTAGTTACTACACAAAAAGATATGTCTAAAAAACAAGAAGAGTATATGGATAGTATGATGGATAGGTTAAATGACTTAACCAGTAAATTAGCTGATATGGATACAATACTTAATAAAATTAATGACCTCGAAACTAAAGTTGACAAATATCGTCAAAAATCTCCAGAAGAAAAGTTACAACTTAGAAGTTTAGACAGTTATCCGTACAACCAAAAATTAACAGATTTTTTTGTTGATAAAGGAGTCGAAATGGAAAAAACAGGTAAAAACGAATATGTACTTACTTCTGATGAAGTTGATAACTTTTCAAGAAGCGATATCAAAAAATCATTTGACACACCATTCGAAGACGAATACTAACCCTAATATATTATTTTTTTAAATTAAAAGGCCAATATTAATTGGTCTTTTTTTTATTTTAAATTATTTGACTTAACGACTTTCTTTCTTATATTATTACTTGAGTAAAAGATAAATTATTAATAACAGAGAAAAAAGAAAATTATGGCAAATGCATTAGACGCAGTTCTAGCTCAGTACGAGAAAAACACTGCAAAAACAAACGGAGGAAATCAATCGATTTCACAAGAAGATAGGTTAAAACGTTACTTTACGACTTATCTACCAAAAGGAACTAAAGGAGGTCAAAAGACAGTTAGAATCCTACCAACATCAGACGGTTCTTCACCATTTAAAGAGGTGTGGTATCACGAAATTCAGATTGATGGTAAATGGACTAAACTATATGACCCAGGTAAAAATGATGGGGAGCGTTCACCTCTTACTGAGGTTTACGAGGAATTAACATCAACAGGTAAAGAATCGGACAAAGATTTAGCAAGACAATACAGACCACGTAAGTTTTATATCGTTAAACTTGTTGACAGAGACAACGAAGACCACGGACCTAAGTTTTGGAGATTTAAAGATAACTAAAAACAAGAAGGTATCTTAGATAAAATTATTCCAATATGGAAAGCAAAAGGGGATATAACTGATGCTAATGAGGGTAGAGATTTAATTATCGAACTTTCAAAAGCTAAAACACCTAAAGGTATTGAGTATACAGTTGTTCAAACAGTAATGTATGATGACCCATGTACTATTCATAAAGATGAAGCTCAAATGAAAGAGTGGGTGGAAGATGAATTATCATGGCAAGATGTATACGCACAGAAACCTGTAGAGTATTTAGAAGCTATTGCAAGAGGTGAAACACCTGTTTGGAGTAGTGAACTTAAGAAATATGTATATGGTGATGATACAGAATTAACTCTCGGAGGAGCTTCAAATACGGGTAAAGTAGAAGAGTCTACAGACCCACAATCAAAAATGGGTGTTGACACAGACTTACCATTTTAATATATTAATCAATTGATGGTAGCGGCATTCGTGTCGTTACCATTATTATTTAAAAAAATATGGCAATAAAGAAAAAAGATTTTAATAGTATAAAAAAGAAATTTTCTACATCCGCAAAATACAAACCACAAAGGTTTTTAGATTTGGGTGAGGATTTCTTAGACGCAGTTGGGTTACCTGGTCCCGCAATAGGTCATTTAAATATGTTTTTAGGACATTCAGATACGGGTAAAACTACAGCATTAGTAAAGGCTGCTGTTGATGCACAAAAGAAAGGTATATTACCTGTATTTATAATTACTGAGCAAAAATGGTCATTCGAACACGCTAAATTAATGGGTTTTGAATGTGAAGAAGTAGTAGATGAAGATACAGGAGAATTAGATTGGGATGGGTTTTTTATTTTTAATAATAACTTTAATTATATTGAACAAATAACTGATTATATTAATGAATTATTAGACGCTCAAAATAAAGGTGAGTTAGAATATGACTTACTTTTTTTATGGGATTCTGTAGGTTCAGTACCATGTAAAATGACTTTTGATGGTAAAGGAGGTAAACAACATAACGCTTCGACATTAGCAGATAAGATAGGAATGGGAATAAACCAAAGAATATCAGGCTCACGTAAGGCAGACTCGAAGTATGAAAATACTTTATTAATTGTCAATCAACCATGGGTAGCGTTACCTGATTCACCGTTTGGTCAACCTAAAATTAAAGCTAAAGGTGGTGAATCAATATGGTTAAACTCATCTTTAGTGTTTTTATTTGGTAATCAAAAAAACGCAGGAACGACTACTATATCGGCAGTTAAAAACAAAAGAAAGGTAAAGTTCGCTTCAAGAACAAAAATATCAGTAATGAAAAACCATATTAATGGATTAGGTTATGCTGACGGGAGAATAATTGTAACTCCACATGGTTTCTTAGCGGGTAAAGAAAGTTCTGAGGAAAAAAAATCAATTGAAAAATATAAAGGTGAACAATCTGAGTATTGGAAAGAAGTTATTGGAGTTGAAGGTGACTTTAAGTTAGAAGAAGAAAAACAGGAAGTGTAACAATTTAACTAATAAAAGGTGGTCAAAACATTATTAATTGACGGAAATAATTTATTTAAAATAGGTTTTCATGGAGTTAGAGATTTCTACCACGAAGGTAAACATATTGGAGGTATTTATCATTTTGTTAATACAATTAAAAGATTTTTAAATGAGTATAATTACGATAAAGTAATTGTTTTTTGGGATGGAGAAAATAATTCCTCTCAAAGAAAACTCATATCCCCTGATTACAAATCCAATCGTAAACAAACTTTAAATCAAGCTAAAAAAGAATCATTTGAATGGCAAGTTCAAAGAGTTAAGGCTTATCTTGAAGAAATGTTTATTCGACAAATTTCAGTTAAAAATACTGAAAGTGATGATTTAATAGCATATTACTGTCAAATATCCGAAGACGAATATAAAACTATATTTTCTTCAGATAAAGACCTCACACAACTTATATCAGATAAAGTGGAGGTGTACCAACCTATGAAGAGAATAACCCTTAAAAATGGAGATTTAGTCCCTTTAAAGGATATATCTATCCCTCACCAAAACATATCAACATTTAAGATTATATCGGGAGATAAATCCGATAATATTGACGGTATCCGTTATATGGGAGAAAAAACATTTGTTAAGTTATTTCCCGAAATAGTTGATAGTGTCGTAACTATTGATGATATTTTAAAACGTGCGGAGGAGCTACATAAAAATGATAAAGACAATCGAGCATTACAAAATTTACTTTCGGGTAAAACAAAAAAAGGAATTTTTGGTGAAGAATTCTTTGTAATTAATAAAAAACTCGTAGATTTGTCACAACCATTATTAAATGAAGAATCAAAAGAAACGATAAAAGAATACCATACAGAAAATTTAGACCCTGATGGTAGAGGTTATAAAAATTTGATGAGAATGATGATGAGTGATGGAATTTTTAAATATTTACCAAAACACGATAATGTATGGGTTGAATTTTTAACCCCTTTTATGAAATTAACAAGAAAAGAAAAAAGAAGATTTAAAACAAAAAAACGTTTATTATGAAAGAAAAAATAGAAACAACTAAATTAGAGTTCTTAATGACACTTAACGATAACTTCGTTGTGCAAAGATACTTTAACGTTAAAGGGTATAACCCTAAAGCTAGAAAGAGTGTTGAACTTTATAGTATAATTAGAGATGTTGCGGAAAAAATTCAAGAAGATTTGAAGAATAAGGCGTCTGACTATATGACAGAGAATACTCATCAGATAATTGCAAATCCAAATATTTTAGAGACTTCTAATACTGAGGGACCCGAATATTTTAATATCTATATTAAGATTGGAGATGAGACAATTTGTCATAGAATATGGGATGCTAAATTATACCCACCAAAGACAAGATACACTGTGGATGTACGCCCACACCTAAAAAAGTTACTTCGTGATTTGACTGACACTTTCTCAAGTGAAAATTTAACTTACAAGTACTTGAACTATCAACTAGTTTAACCATATTTATATTTTACAAACACAGATTAAAACTCAATAAAATATGTCAAAAGAAAAGAACTTTGGTTACCTCGGTAACACCTTCCAATTACAAATACTTAACAATATTATCCTATATAAGGATTTTGCAGCTTCGATTGTAGATGTTTTGGAACCTAAGTACTTTGATAATCAATATTTTAAGTTAATCATGCAGATGACCAAGGAGTATTATCACAAGTATGAACACGCTCCTTCGTTCTCAACACTTGAACAAATTACAAAATCAGAAGTTACGTCACCTATGGCCCAAAAAATGGTCTTAGATATGATTACTCAAGTAGTAGATGCTCCTGATGATGGATACCAATACGTTCAAGAAAAGGCGTTAAAGTTCTGTAAACAACAAGAATTACAGAAGGTTATGTCTAAGGCACAAAAAATTATAGATAAAGGTGATTTTGAGTCTTACGACCATTTAGAAGAAATGGTAAGGGAAGCTTTACAGGTTGGAGAAGTTGACACGGGAACCGCTGATGTTTTTTTTAATTTAGATGAAGTATTGGATGACGATTTTAGACACCCAATTCCGATAGGTATAAATGGTATAGATAATTTACTGAAAGGTGGATTAGCAAAAGGAGAGATTGGTGTTATTTTAGCACCGACCGGTGTAGGTAAAACTACAGTTCTTAGTAAAATAGCAAATAACGCATTTAATTTAGGTTACAATGTTTTACAAATATTTTTTGAAGATAACCCTAAAATTATACAGAGAAAACATTTCACTATGTGGACAAAAATCGCACCTGATAATTTGTCATTACAAAGAGAAGAAGTTTTAGAAAAAGTTAGACAAATTAAAGAAAATGCACCAAACAGATTAGTTCTAAAAAAATTACCTTCTGATACAATGACAATGAATCAGATAAAAAATCAGATACGTAAAATGATTGCTGAAGGTAATAAAATAGACTTAGTTGTGGTTGATTATATTGATTGTATCGTTCCTGATAAGAATTTAGGTGACGAGTGGAAAAGTGAAGGTTCAGTTATGAGAGGGTTTGAATCTATGTGTCACGAATTAGATATTGCAGGATGGACGGCAACTCAAGGAAATCGTTCATCAATATCTTCTGATGTAGTAACAACGGACCAAATGGGTGGGTCAATCAAAAAAGCCCAAGTAGGACACGTTATTATTTCTGTTGCTAAATCCCTACAACAGAAAGAAATGAATTTAGCTACAATTGCTATTACCAAATCAAGAATAGGTAAAGATGGAATTGTATTTGAAAACTGTAAATTTGATAACGAAATGATAGAGATTGATACGGATAGTAGTGTTACATTCTTAGGAATGGAAGAACAAAAAGAAGAAAAAAACAAAGTACGTATTCAAGAACTCCTACAAAAAAGAAAACAAAGGGAAAATAAAGTATAAATTTTTTTAAAAACAATATTAAATGGACAATCTAATTGATAGTGTCACTAAAGACATTCGTTATGTAATAAAAAGAAGTGGAGATAAAGTAGTTTTTAAATCTGAAAAGATTGAAACTGCTATTTTAAATGCGATGAAAAGTATCGATAAAGTAGATGAAAATATGGCAGAAAAAATTGCCAGACTCACAACAAAAGGTCTTTTCAGAGGTAATAAAGAAAGGGTACCTAATGTTGATGAAATTCATGATATGGTTGAAAACAAGTTAATGGATAACGGTTTAAATTATGTCGCTAAAGAATATATTATTTATCGTTCTAAGAACCAACCTAATATTTTTTCTAAAAGAATTAATCTTAAACCTTACGAATATCCTAACTTAAATGAATATGTGGATGCGATTAGACATTCATATTGGGTACACACTGAATTTAATTATACCTCAGATATTCAAGATTATAAGGTACATTTAAACGATAAAGAAAAATCTGCAGTTGAAAGAGCTATGTTAGCTATTTCACAAATTGAAGTGGCGGTTAAATCATTTTGGGGTGACATTTATAAAAGAATGCCAAAACCTGAAATTGGTAATGTAGGCGCTACATTCGCTGAGTCAGAAGTAAGACATGCTGATGCATACTCGCATCTAATTCAATTGTTAGGACTTAATAATGAGTTTGAAAACTTATTAGAAGTACCTCAAGTAAGAAGAAGAATTAAGTATTTAGAAAAAGCTATTTCTAATTCTAAGTCTGTAGATGACAAAGAATATTTTGAATCTATTGTGTTGTTTTCAATGTTTGTTGAAAATGTTTCACTATTTTCACAATTCTTAGTTATTATGTCATTTAATAAACATAAAAACAAATTAAAAGGTATTAGTAATGCTGTTGAAGCGACATCTAAAGAAGAAAATATTCACGCTGAATTTGGGTTCGAGTTAGTTAATTTAATTAAAAAAGAAAATCCAGAGTGGTGGACACCACAATTAGTTGAGGATTTAATTATTGCAACTAAAGAAGCTCTCC